AACAATTTGGAAGATGAATTGAAAAATAGAACAATACAGAAATGGAATGATGTTGAAGAAAGCATCAGCAGCAAGGATAGGAAGAGGAGGTTTTAAATGATAGAAATAGAAAATTATATTCTTGACGAAGGTATTATCGTATCCATTGAAATTATAGAAAATAGCAAAACACATCCTAAAAATTGGATAAACATAATCCAAGTAAAAGAAAATTGGAAAAATGAAATTCCTATTTCGTTTGATAAAAATGACTTGGAAGAAAAGAAAAAGTTTCTGATAGCAAAAAATAAACTCCGAAAATTAGTAAAAGAAAATAATGAGAAGGACTAAAACAATATTAGTAGATATGTCTAACACATACTTTATAGGAATCGATCCTGGCAAGACGGGAGCTGTGGCAATCATATACAGAGATTCCTATGCAGCTGAGGATATACCACTGATGGCTGGTGGAGATGTAAATGTAAATGAACTCAGTAATATGTTTGTATTATATACACCAGAAAGGAGAGTATTCTGTTTAATAGAAAAAGCTCAGCCCATGCCGAAACAGGGTGTAGTATCTGTGTTCAATTATGGTAAGCATTATGGTGAATTGATGGCCTGGCTAAAGATAATGATGATATCTTTCCAAGAAATTTCTCCTAATAAATGGAAAAGAGAATTTCAATTGCTGGGAAAGGATAAAAAAGAATCTGTAGCAGTATGCCAAAAATTGTTCCCGGAAGCAGAATTAAAAACACCTAGAGGTAGGTTGCTTCATGGTAGAGCTGAGGCATTATTATTAGCAGAATATGCAAGGAGGCATTTTTAGATGGATGAAAAAACAATATATAATTTAGGTTTACATGAAGCGCTGAAAATTAAGCATTTATCTTTCCCAGCCACAAAAATAATTATAATCACAAGGGTTCCAGGTGGTTGGATTTATACCATAAAACTTCAGACAGGCACAGACTATTATGGAGATGCCTTATATATAGTGGAAAATTCTACCTTTGTTCCATTTAATAGTGAGTTCATGAAATGATAAAATCAATACATATAGAAAATTTTCAATCACATAAAAACACAACTCTGACTCTATCAGATGGGGTGAATGTAGTTATAGGCTCATCTGATTCAGGAAAAACTGCAATCATACGAGCGCTAAATTGGTTAGTAAACAATAAACCTGCTGGAGAAGATTTCAGGAGCAGCTGGGGCGGAGATACAACTGTTGATATAATATTGAATAAGGACATGTGTGTTTCCAGAGAGCGGACAAAAGAAAATCTATATATAATCTCTTCTAATAAAGGAGTTATGGCACAGGAATTCAAATCCTTTGGTCAAGATGTGCCTCAGGAAATAAAACAATTGTTGAATTTCTCAGATATAAATATTCAATACCAATTAGACTCTCCATTCCTATTGTCAGCTACTGCTGGTGAAGTGGGAAGATATCTAAACAAGATTGTTAGTCTGGATAAAATTGATAGTACATTATCCAACATCGAAAAACGCAGGCGAAAAATCAAATCTGAAATAGAAATGTTTAAAGGGCAATTATCACAACAAAATGAGGAACTGAAAAAATATGATGACCTTGATGAGATTGAGGAGAAGATAAAGCAGATTGAGAAATTATCCAATGAGTGTTCATACCTGAGCAAACAGCAACAAGAATTGAATGTTATAATAACAACTATTGGAATGTGTGATACAGATATACGCCAGTTAAAAGACAAAACCCAATATGCAAATATGGTAAATGATTTATTGAATGAGTCAGAACAGATAGCCAAAATTGAAACAGAATCCAATAAACTAAAATCCATAATTACAGAACTGATTGATAATGAGGAGAGAATAGAATTTTTAAATAAACAAATTGAACCTGAAATTATGGTCAGAAATTTACTGATACAAATAGAGGAAATAAATGAAATTGAAACAACTGTACATGAATTAAAGGTTCATTTGGATATAATGATTGAGACAGGATCAACCATTATGGCTATCATAAAAAATAAAGAAAAATTACAATCAGAATATAATGGGTTAATGCCTGATGTTTGTCCATTGTGTGGGAGGAGTGGATGAAAAGAACAGCTAAAAACCCATCGGCCATATTATGTTCAGACCTACATCTGAGAGAGGATACTCCTATAGGTAGGACAGATGATTACATGCAAGCCCAGTTAAGGAAATTAGAATTTCTGTGGGCGGAAGCAGATAAATATCAAGTTCCTATATTTTGCTCAGGAGATATATTCCATAAAGCAAAATCCTCTCCCTATCTTGAATCGATAACTATCAATTGTCTGCCGGAAGATATGACAATCATTCCTGGTCAACATGATTTGCCAAATCATAATATTGATAATTATGGTAAATCCAGCTTGAATGTCCTGGAAACAGCGCAAGAAGCTCTTCATATGCATAGAGTTGCATATAATGATATAGCAACATTTGATTATATTAGAAGAATAGGCCTCATCCATACAATGGTTCAGAAACCAAATGATAAGCAAGATGAAATTATAGGTGGAACAAATGCTATAACTCTGCTGAGGAAATATCCTGATTTGGATTTGATAGTTTCAGGAGATAATCACAAACCATTCATAGTGGAGTATGAAGGTAGGTTATTAGTTAATCCTGGTAGCATGATGAGAATGACCGCTGCACAAATTGACCATAAACCCAGAGTGTATCTGTGGTATGCTGAGGATAATACTGTTGAGCCTGCCTACTACCCCATTGAGGAGAATGTAATTAGCAGAGAACACATTGAGATACAAGAGCAGAGGGACGAAAGGATTGATGCTTTTGTGAGTAGGATAAATGATGATTATGAGATTGGATTATCATTTGAAAAGAACCTGGAGGAATTTTTTCTAAGCAACAAAATCAGAAAACCTGTACAAGATATTATATGGGAGGAAATGGAATGATAATAATTGCAATATGTTTCCTAATTCTATTTTTGTTGTATATCAGTTATATAGTTATAACAAATAACAGCGTCAATCCAGAAAAGTCAAGATGCACTAATTGTAAAAACTATTTATACATTTTTCATGGGTTTGATAATACAATAAAATGTACTGCCAGAACAAGATCACTAATAAATCCAAACCCTCATTTTTGGGATAGAAATAGGAGATGTAAATTTTATGAACCAAAAACGAGCTAAAGAAATAAAACGATTATTCTGGTACAGAGGAGTAGATGGCTCTTCAATCCTGAACAGAAGAGGTTATCGTAAATTCAAGAAATTTTGGAACACCTTAACAAGAAAACAGCGAGGAGAGAAAAATGTCAAACAATATCACGAACAGGTTACTAAAATTAAAAGAGGACATAGAAGAAGCCAAAGCCAGCCTCAACCGATTAGAAGGCAAGCAAGAGTCTCTGTACAACAACCTCAAGAGTGAATTTGGGTGCTCCTCTATTGAAGAAGGACAGGAAAAATTAAAAGCATTATTGGAAGAGCTAACTGGTAAAAGAGAAGATATACAAAGGCAGTTGGATAGGCTGGAGGAACAGTATGAGTGGTAAATTCAGGCATGGAGGGAGGCGGGATGAGGTATATAATTGTATTACACAAATTTTGGATGGACTCAATAGGATTTGACCTTATTGAGTCAAAAGCCACAAAGTATGATGATGCTGTAAAGGAAGCCATCCTTGCGCATTACAAAAGAAATCATCAATTCCAACATTGCTCTTTCAAAATAGTTGAAATTGAGCCAGATGAAAGATTGCGAAGAAGATTGACATGGAAAGAGCGATTCACTGGAGTTACTAATGCCACCTAAAACCGACATAGAGGATTAACCAATGAACCATGATATAACTACATACAAAAATCAGCTTGAACAGAAAAAAGGTATGAAAAAATCCATACAAAAATCCATCTCCCAAACTGAATCTAAAATAAAATCAAATCAGAGAGAGCTCAGGAATGTAGAATCTGCTCAGGCGATAGTACAAACAGTAGGGCAGAAAACACAGGAGCAATTGGAATACCATATCTCCGATATTGTATCATTAGCATTATCAGCCATATTCGATGATCCGTATGAATTTAAATTGGATTTTGTTATCAAAAGAGGAAAAACAGAGGGAGAATTATGGTTTGTACGCAACAAGGAAAAAATTCACCCATTAACTGCAAGCGGAGGTGGGGCTGTAGATGTAGCCTCATTTGGTTTGAGGATAGCGCTGTGGAGTCTGCAATTACCAAGGAGCAGGAATGTAATTGTATTGGACGAACCGTTCAGATTCCTGAGCAGCGAGTTACAGCCAAAGGCAGGGGAAATGTTGAAAATGGTCTCTGAGAAATTGAAATTGCAATTCCTGATTGTAACACATAACCAGGATTTAATTGAGGCTGCTGATAAAGTATTTCAAACAACTATTAAAAAAGGCATTACTGAAGTTAAGGAGGTATAACATTGCTTACAAAAAAACAGAAAAAGCAAATAATATCTATTTCAAAGGAAACAATTTTTCCTCCAGAAGAAATTGAAGCAGCTTGGGAAACAATGGGAAAGCCCACGATGGGAATAATAAAACGAGTTGCATTCCTAGCAACACAAATAAATGTTTCTGTATTGTGGTTGGCATCGAAAATAAAATACATAGAGGAGAGATTGAAGGAATGTCAAAAAGAAAAGTAGTTGCTATAATACCCACCAGATTAGACTCATCAAGACTCCCTGGAAAAGCTCTGTTGCCTCTAGGCATATCAGGTAAACCTGTATTGCAACACATAATAGAACGCATCAGACAAGCTACTACCGTTGACAGTATTATGCTGGCAGTCGCATCAAACCTAAAAAATATGCCCATAATAGACCTTGGTAAAAAAATGAGGTGCATGTGCTTCAGAGGCTCCGATGATGATGTAATGGACAGAATGACAAAGGCCACTCAAGTATACAAATCTAAACATAACCTCATTATAGTAGATATATCCCACGACTGTCCTATGGTTGATCCTCAAATGATTGATTACACAGTCAATATGTTGTTCAAAGAAAACCTTGATTATTGTACAAATGTATTAACCAGAAGCTGGCCTGATGGATTTGATATTCAAGTGTATAAAGAGGAGGCATTGCACAAGGCAAATAAATTTATCACAAATCCAAACCACAGAGTTCATTCAGGATGGAACATAGTTCAATACAAAGAAAATTTTCCAGAGATAAGAATTGGTGGATGGCAAGCTCCACCTTCCTGTGATTATCCTGAATGGGGATTGACTCTGGATACCGAGGAGGATTATCAACTGTTGCAAATCATATTCAACTATTTTGAGAGACATTCACAATACAGCTTTTCAGCAGTACAGGTGATTGAATATTTGAAGCAGAACCCCAGATTATTAGATATAAACTATGATATCAGGAGGAAGACATTTGACGAGGGATGAAAGAAACAAAGACATAGATGAGCTGATAGAACGGTGGAAGGAAATATTAGAAAACAAGCCACCGAAGAAGGCCAGAGTAGTATTATTTGTAAAGGGAAAACCAAAAAGGGAGTACCATAGGGAATACATGAGAAAATATTATCAGGACAATTTAAAATCAATTGATCCATATAATAGAAATAGAAAATCAGCAAAGAAGGGGAAAATTCATGGAGAATAAATATAATGCCGTAGTGGCAGGAGCTGGAAGTATTGGAGCTCTGAAACCAGATGAGTTTGATAGTCCGAAATCAAAGAATATTTTAACCCTAGCTCACGCTTTTCATAATCATCCAAAAATAAATCTTGTAGGAATTGTTGATGTTGATTTTGAAAAAGCCATGCTCGCAGGAGATAAGTGGGGGACAATTGCATATGAAGATATAAAGTTCATCCCTCAAAATATTGATATTGTAACTGTGGCTATTCCTACAGAAAGGCATTTATCCTATTGTTTGAATTTGCCTGAAGAACTTGGATATGATCCGAAGATATTGATTATAGAAAAACCTGCTACAAATTTTATAGAACACGCTGAATTGATTCAAGAAAAATACAAAAATAAAAATACACAAATACTGGTTGACTACATTAGGAGATATGAACCCATCCATTGTATGATTAGAGAAGAATTGAAAAATGGTTCGTTTGGAAATATATTATCATGCAGAATATTATACACCAGAGGATTGATGCATGAAGGATGCCATGCAATTGATTTCTGTAATAATTTCTTTGGGGAGTATCAAACAGGGTTAATCAACGGACAACCTATTATAGATTTCAGAGAAGAAGACCCAACATATTCAGGATTCATGATCTACGAAAATTGTCCTAATGTTGTCATACTTCCTTGTGATGGTAGAAAGTATTCTATATTTGATATTGAGATTGTTACAGATAAGGCAATTATTAGATTCATAGATCATGGTTTGAGAGTCAGAGTGTTCAAAAGCGAACCTGAAAAAACATATGGTAATTATCCCTCCATGAATTATACACCATGGGATTTTCCTACCGAACTAGATGCAGCGCTATATTACCTAGTCAACAATGCTGTTGAAGTTCTTGAGAAGGAAAAAAAGCCTTTATGCGGAATTGAAGATGCTATAAAGGTTCACAAAATATATGGATATCTGAGAGGTGAAGAATGAAAAAACCAACTCTTGCAATCAATGGCGGACAGAAAGTCAGAACAGAACCTTTCCCTGCTCAGGAGACGATAGGATTTGAGGAGGCGACAGCTATAAATGACTTTCTTGGTATGGACTTTGTTCTCTATCATGATCTAACCACATATAGTTTAGGATTAAAATCTAACCCTCCTCCTCTCTCAGGATACAGAGGAAACTATACAAAATATTTCTATGGTGGAGAACAGGTTCAAAAATTTGAACAGGAATTTGCCAGCAAATTTGATTCCACCTTCGCCATAGTCGTAAATAGCTGTACCTCTGCTCTTATTATTGCCTGTGGGGCGATTGGGTTGAAACCTGGAGATGAGGTTATTGTAACTCCCTGGAGTATGACCTGTTCTGCTACCGCTCCATTATTCTACGGAGCTGTTCCTGTATTTGCAGATATTGAACCAGAATATTTTTGTCTTGATCCTGATGATGTTGAAAGGAAAATTACGAAGAGAACCAAGGCCATTATTGTTGTGGATTTATTCGGACAGCCATATGATATCAGAATAAATGAAATAGCAAAGAAACACAATATTTGGGTGATTGAGGATGCTGCTCAGGCAATTGGTTCTAAATGCTTGGAGAACTATGCAGGTACATTAGGAGATATTGGTTGTTTTTCATTCACTCAAGGAAAACATCTAACAGCTGGTGAGGGAGGAGTGATTACGACCAACAATCCTGAACTGGCATTAAAGTGCCAGTTGATACGAAATCACTCTGAGGCTGTCGTAAATGATATGGAAGAAAAAGGAGATCATTTTTTGTATACATATTCTAATCTGGCAGGATACAATATGAGAATGACAGAGCTTCAGGCAGTAATACTGAAAGAGCAACTGAAAAAATTGGATAAATTCATTGAGATGAGAAATAGGAATGTGGATGGAATATATAATGGATTGTTAGCTATGCCATTTTGTATTCCTGCACCAAGGTCACATTGTGAGCATTCCTATTATGTCCAACCATTCCTATGGACATCACTAAAATACAAAAATTACAGAAACAAATTCATCCAAGCTGTCATAGCAGAATTGACAGGAGAAGAGGGAAGAGAAGACAGACCGATGTTGGGTTGTGGATATATCAAGCCTATCTATCTGATGCCAATATTTCAACATATGAGCCATTGGACATTTAATACCAAAACAAGGAGCCATAATGTTTACAAAGAAGGGGATTGCCCGGTGGTGGAAAAATTATGGAAAGAAACATTCTTTTTATCTATGTATCACAATCTACCACTAACAGATGATGACATAGATGATATTGTAGAAGCATTTTATAAGGTCTGGGAAAATAAGGAGGAATTAAAATGATACAAGCAATAAGTCTTGTCGTACTTGTCGTATCAGTCTTTATTCTTGTTTACTTGTTAATATGGAATTGGCGGATAGAGAAGAAGAAAGAGCTGCACTTCATTCTGTGGAACGAATATCTTAATGATAAAGAGAAGATAGGAAAATGAGCATTGAATTTATAGCTTTTATTGCAATCTGGATGATATTGGCATTCAATGCGATATTTCACGAGGAGTGAAAAATGATTATACTAGATTTTGGTTCAGGAAACTCCTGTAAGAACGACTCCGAATACATCAAACGAATGATCGATTCTCTGGCAGAGGTGGATAAGGAGAGGAGATGCATCATCAAGTGGCAACTATTCGAAAAAGCAGGAGACAATGTCCCCTTAAACATATTTGCTTTTGATATTGCCTATGGATATGCAAGAAGATTGGGATTCAAAACTACTGCCAGCGTATTTGACAAATCCAGATTGAAATTCCTCCTGAATTTTGATGTTCCTTTTATCAAAATAGCAAACAGACCTGACCTGTATTGGTTGATAGGTGAGATTCCAAGAAGGGTTGATGTCATTGTGAGTCATAATCCTCTTGGAAAAATAAATTTGCTTGATGAATATTTCTCTTATGATGAATATGGAATAAATGGTGTTTATCCTCTTGTCTGTATTTCAAAATACCCTGCTGAGAAAAAAGAGTACTATGATTTGAATGGACTTGGATTGACCTATGGAATATCGGATCATACTGTAGATTGGGATTTATACAGAAGATACAAACCACAAATATACGAATGTCATTTCAAATTACCAGATTCAACAGGGTTGGATGCTGGCAATTTTGCCAGAACACCCGAGCAGCTGAAGGAGATATTGTGATAATAGGATTGGCAATAGGTTCTGTACATAATTTAATTTCATCAGACAGAGATGATTACATTACTTATATAAGATCGCTGAACTTGCCCATCAATGCTATAGAGATAAACTTTGATCCTGAAGATACTTATGAATTTCATTTATCCTCTGACAATATCAGATGGATAAAATCTTTAAAATATAAATCTCTGCATTTAGAACCAAGTACAAAGGACGAATGGATATCCTCAATGTGGGATAAATTTGTGTTTCATTCTGATTTTTATAATATGAATTTTTTACCAGAACCTGCAAACAAATTACTGACGTCCAAAAAATTATTGATTGAAAATCTTGATTGTAATGCCGTACAATATTTTGAAAGAGACGAAATAAAAAATCAGCTTGCAACATATTGGAATATCTGCTGCGATATTAGCCATGCATTATCTTTCGGAATGGAGTATCTAGAAAATTTTTTAGATAAATATCATTTATCTATAAAAGAATTCCATTTATCCAATTTTGTGGATGAAAATTGTCATACCCCATTTTACAATGATTCTTCTTACAAATTAGAAAGAGTATTATTATTAGTGAATAAATACAACCTATCCAATGTTCCAATCATAATAGAAGAAAATTTTATGTCTCAATCAGAAATAATTAATGAAGTTTATTATATATTTAAAACAATTATGGAGAACTAAAATGAATAACCTATTTAATTGGAAAAGTACAGAGATACTTATTACAGGAGGAACAGGTTCGTTAGGAAGAGTCATTACAAAAAAACTGATTACAAAATATGATTATAGAGGGATTAGAATATATTCCAGAGACGAGTGGAAACAATGGCAAATGAAAAAGGAGCTTAATGGAGTAAAAAGGATTGCCTATATAGTGGGAGATGTTAGAAACCATAAAACTCTTGAACGAGCTATGAAAGGTGTTAACCTTGTAATTAACTGCGCAGCCATGAAACAAATACCTTCCTGTGAAGCGAATCCATTAGAAGCTATACAGACAAATATCGGTGGGGCTGAAAATGTTATGATGGCTGCTCTGAAAAACAAAGTGGATAAAGTTATTCACATCAGTACAGACAAAGCGGTGTATCCCATCAATTTGTATGGTGTTACAAAAGCAGCCGCTGAGAAATTATTCATCTATGGGAATGTTTATTCGGGAGGGAAGAATCCAAAATTTTCTTGCTGTAGATATGGGAATGTTTTAGGGAGCAGGGGTTCTGTCATACCTCTGTGGAGAGAACAATTAGAAAAAAAAGGAGAAATAACAATCACTCATCCAGAAATGACACGGTTTTGGATTACATTAGATAAGGTGTCTGAATTTGTTTTGGATTGTGCTACCGAAATGAGAGGTGGAGAAATATTTGTACCTTATATGCCTAGTATGAGGATGTATGATTTTGCAATGGCTACTATGGGGAATGTTTCTATGAGAGATATTGGATTACGTTCTGGAGAGAAAATGCATGAATGTTTAATAGCAGAAGAGGAAACCAAATATATGGAGGACTGCGGAAATAGGTTCATACTCCGACCATTGCTAGGAGAATTTAACGATGTCTGCAAATCTTATACCAGCCTGAATAATGATTGGTGGTTGAGTGCTGATGAATTAAAAGTTCTACTGAAGGAGATGTTAAATGCAAATAATGTATGAAACAGAGGGGATTATTTTAACACCGTTTACAGAGAAGCACATCACAGAAGAATATATGTCGTGGTTTCACAATCAGGAAGTGACAAAATATAATTCACATGGGTTATTCCCGTACACTAGAAAAGCATTTGATGAATTTGTAGAAACAGTTAGAAATGGTTCATCTAATATGATACTGCTAGCTATGATAGTAGCCGAACCACATGATTCATTTCCAAATACACAAAAAAAATATACCCACATAGGCAATATCAGCCTACAGAGAATTGATTGGACAAATCGCTCTGCGGAATTTGCCATCGTGATTGGGAATACAGATTACTGGAACAAGGGATATGGTACTGAGGCAGGACAATTACTTCTCACTCATGGATTTGAAAAATTAAATCTACATCGTATATGGACAGGAACAGCAGCAACAAATATAGGGATGAAAACATTAGCTATTAAATTGGGTATGGTATGGGAAGGAACATTTAATGATGGTGTGTTTCTTGAAGGACAATATGTAGATGTAAATAGCTATGCTATATTAGAGTACAGATATTATGATATGAAACATCATCCTGAACGATATCAAAAGGAGTTATGATGTGGGTACACTAAAAAACAATATCCTAATAAATGAGATTCAGCATATCAGAGCAAAGAACAATGAATTGTGGATGAATCTATTACGGATTGCTTTCAGAGAATCCCCAAAAGAAACAAGACAAATATTTAAGCAGATAACGGAGAATGATTATAAAATAAATCAAATATCAAAGGAGCTAGTTAGTGACTAATCTTGAAAAAAATATGAATGCATTACGGGCACAAATGAAATATCCCGAGATGGTGGATTGGATATTGAAAGAGGATAAGCCAGCTGATTGGGTTGAACTTGTTAAAAATGAAAAAGGGATATATAATCTGTTGGTGCTAAAAGACAATCATATCCACTCTGTATATAATCCTGATAACCCTAAAGCCAATGCTAGAAAAACAGCTAAAAAATTAGGATTATTCAGAGATACTGCTACTGCTATTGTAGGTGTAGGGTGCGGCCATTTGCTCAAAGAAATTCTTGTCAAGAAGGAAAAATTGCACAAAGTAATGGTAGTAGAACCTGTTCCTCAACTTGTGAAATGGACTCTTGAGATATATGACCTGACAAAATGGATTGATAACAGAACTTTATTTTTTGCCCCAACTGTCGAAGCATTTAATTTCCTGATTGGTGCCATGGAGGGAGTTCATGTTATTTTGGATTGGGTGATGGTATCCGAGGGAATAGCGATGCTCAGACCTGAGGAATATGCCGATTCTATTAAGGGTGTAATTGAAATCATAAATCAAATCAGGTGCAATGTAGGAACAGTATCCGGTTCAGGATGGGAAATTGCACAAAACGATATTCTTAATCTGCCCTATCTAATCCGACATAGAGGAGTAGCAGAGCTCACAGACATATACAAGAACAAACCTGCTATATTGGTTAGTACTGGGCCTAGCCTAGCAAAAAATATGCACCTGCTAATGGACAAAGAGGTACAAGACAAATTCGTCATCATAGCTGTAGCACAGGCGCTGCGTCCATTATTGTCCTATGATATCAAACCAGATTTTATCTGCACTGTTGATTTTGGAAAAGTGAATGTTTCTCACTTCAAGGGGTTGATGGATACGGATGTCCCCTTGGTATGTCTGAACAGAACATACGCCCCAATACTCAAACAATGGCAGGGAGGAAAATTTGTAGTAGCAACCCCTGTACCTGGATACGAAAATACTACTGTTGGAGTTATATCAGAAAAAGGGTATCTTGAATCTGGTGGGAGTGTATCCCATATGAACCTAGGACTAGCCTATTTATTGGGTTGTAATCCTATCTGTATTATCGGTCAAGACTTTTCCTTTGCAGATAAACGTCATACTAGTCTAGCTGATACTACCGGAGATATTAGAATTGATGAGAATGGATTTATTCAGTGGAAAGTGACCGATCCCAGAAGCCATTTGTATGGGAAAGAGTACTCCGAAGGGCCAGCTCATTTCGTACCTGGATATTGGGGAGGGATGGTACTAACAAATTTCGGACTTGCTTCATTTATTACCTCCTTTGATAGAATGGTAAAAAATTATAAGGATAGGAGGATTGTCAACTGTACTGAAGGTGGATGCAAGCTGAAGGGGACAGAGCAGATGACTTTGAAAAAAGCCATCAAGGAATTTTCTGGCGATGATATCGATAAATCCAAAGTTCGGGAAATGTCCAAGAATAATATTGTTGACAATGCAGAAGATTTAATCAGAGAAGCCATACCAAAAATAAAATCAGATATCAAATTGTTATCAAATCTTCAAAAAAACACATGGAGAGCATTAAAACCAGCAAGGAAAATAATCAAATATCTTGATGGGGAAGAGATTTTAAATGAAAAGGAATTGCTAAATTGTTTAGGAGATAATGAAAAATATTCTGTTATAGCCCAGGAACTGGCAAAACAGAACAACCTTGTTAGTGTATCTATCTACCATGCTAGCAGAGCATTGTACAGCAAGCGTTTTACAGATGTGAAAAAAACAGTTAATCATTTATTAAAAAATGAGGATGATCTGAGAATACACACCGACAAGAACGTAATGATTCTAACTGTTGCTAGAAAAGCTGCTACCAGATTGAAGAAGGCATATAAAACAACTCTGGAATTATTACAATTATATATAGAGACTGGAAATTTGGAATTACTGGAGGATAAAAAACCTGAACCTATTGAATTGGATGATGCTGAGAAATATTTTGAAGCAGATAATTTTGCTAGACCATTGATTGATGCAAATAGGTGGGTAAAAAAATATAAGGGAAAATTGTTTGAAAAATCTAATGATTCTATTATGAATATAATCAATATAGGAAGACAAATGAGACAAGAAGCCATAGATAAAGCAGAAGAGTACCAGAATGAAAAGGATTGGGATAAACTAATTGAATATAACGAACTGATAGAAGAGTCCCAGAAAGTTGGCAGAGAAGAAAAGGATTGGGATAAGGCAGAAGAACTGCTCAGGAAGGCTGTTGAATTGGTACCTGATGAATTTATGGGTAGATGGGGATTAGGAACTGTATTACACCATCTACAAGAGTATGATGAGTCCAGAGAAATATTTTTGAAGCTGATTGAGGATTTCCCAGATAATAAACGATTAAAATTTGAATATGGTAATTTGTTGTTGATGATCGATGCAGATGAAGGGATAAAACAGATAATCGAGGTGATGAAAGATACTGAGGAGTTTGATGGATTTTTTGCCTCCCTAGCAAGGTTGTATTGGATGAAGAATAGGAAGGATTTTGCTATTGATGCATACAAACAATATCTAAAAAAATTCCCTGCTGACTATATGATATGGATGGAATTGAGAGGCAAATTGGTGGAACTGGGTAGAATGAAAGAAGCTAATGATTGCCAGAAAAAAATCAACAAAATAAGAGGAAAAACATTTTAAAATCTTAAAAATTCTTTATAATATTAACATAAGGAATAGGAGAATATTAATGGAGGATGAATATGATTAAAAGAATAAACAAGATTCAAAGGTACAAATACAAGCATAAACCAACAATTATACCTTGGCAATATATGGAGGATTTTATTAAGTTTCAATTAAGTTATTTATTGAAATGGAGAATCAAATGAAAGAGAAAATACAGAGCGCAATATTTTGGATCATATTTATCATCTTCATAGCAGCCTACATTCTCCTGTTAGGAGGGTGTGAGTATGAGCAGACATATGATTTATCTTATCACGCTGATGGTGTATCGGATTCTGTCAATATCTATTACACTGACAGGAACGGGGAGATTCAAGAGGTGGTTGACGCCGAGCTTCCCTGGGATATGAGGATTGAGGATGTTGATTTGACAAAAGAATATTTATTTTGCGCATTTAATAAAGACCACGATGGGACGATAGAAATCAAAATGGAAATAATTGATAATAAAACATGGTCTGATTCATGTTCCAATTACTGCGCTGCATATACCAGCAATACAATCCAGCCTATGAATTAAGTCCACACCTGCGGAGTAGATTCCTTGTTAACTATCTGAGCATCAAGGGAACACATAAAGGTATTTCCAGCATTAGCGGCCTCAGCAGTATATAAAGCTGATCCATAGTTACAATTGGCAAATCCATTCGCTTGTCCTGCAATTGAATCTATATCATCTGCCCTACAAGCAGAAATCTGATCGCAATCAGTAAATCCTAATGCATTCCCTCCAGCACCATTCAGCGCATCTATATCGTTTGCATAACACCCAGATATTTGATTACAACCCCAAAACCCAGCAGCATTGTTAAGTGCATTATTGTCTATTTTTTCTGCCCAACAAGAATTGATTTGACTACAAGAATAAAAACCTACAGTATTATCATTTCCTTCAATATCATATGCTACACACACACTTACTTGGTTACAATTAGAAAAACCTCTTGCAGAATCACCACTACTATCCAAATCATATGCTACACAATTACTGAAATTCATGCAACTCTCAAAACCATATACATTACCCGAACCATCCAATGTGTATGCAACACAATCCCTGTATTTGGATGTGATATTGTGTAACGCAACTCCGCTGCCCTGAAATCCCACCATATCAACATTGCTATTTCTATTTGATGCTTTACACTTGCTGAATGTTACCCTATATGCATTTAACAGAAAACTATCTACAATTGCACCAGCTACTCCTGTCCCTGTTATCTCTACATTATCCAAATCAGCGTCATCTGTATTTACCTCAAGGTGTCCTGCCAGTGCTCCGAAATTCCATTTAGCTCCAGGTTCAAATTTCAGGAGAGTACATTGGTTCGTCTTAATATCCCCCCAGGTATCTCCTCCACTCAGTATCCTTGCCACATTGTAATATGAACCACCAGGAATCTGCTTTACAAAGATTGATTTATAGTCACCTTTTATTTGGTAATCATTAGCAGCATTTCTCTCAAACAGAGATTCAAACAGAGTCTGATTGTTGACTACAATATCATATCTCTGTAATGGTCTGATTGCCTGCCATAGCTGATCCATCGAATCTGTATCAGATGTCCTCAATGCTAATCCAGCTTGTTCAATAACATTTGCTATTTCATTTTGAACAGCGTTTAGCCATTCAGCAGGAATAGTAGTCGCAGGTGGGCCATCTGTAAATTGACCACCATCATTGTACATGCCTTCCGTCAAATGCATAGTATCCTCCTATGCAAAAATATTTATTGTCCCTTTATGCTCCATTCTGGATCAAACCAGAACTTCCCATAACTATTAGAATCTCCATGAGTATCCGAAGGGAAAGCCACGTACCCCAGAATATATACACTATTGGTAGTTTCTGCCATAGTGATACTTCCCTCAGAACCAGTACTCCCCAAGTAAATGGGACGTCCTATCAATCTAGAGAATAGAGTTGACCATGCGCTGTAATACACCAATCCTCTGAGCAGAATTACAGCAGTAGATGTGTCTGAAGTATAGGAATCTATTGGTAATCCTATTACACCAGTTTTATCGCTGTCTGCTACAATCGCTCTCTCCCAATACCCTGTAGATTTCTGCATATAGCAAGGGTTGAATGCAGATACATCACTACCAACCCACTGACTATATAATTTGTCTCCCTTACAGGTCGGATCAGTTTGATTGTATTTTGGATCAGGTTGTTTCCAAAAATCTCCTGGATTTACAAATTCAGGTTCCATCACGGTCACCATAAAATCTCTAAAATCCTGAGCACTGATTTGTCCTGTTACATTGTCCGCCATCAGTGCTAGTAATGCGGCTCTTGTTCTTTGAGTATCAGCCATTTTTATTCCTCCTTAAATTATGCTGGTTTCCAAAAACCTGTATCAAAAGCATTAAATTCAAAATCACCACCCCAGTGACCTTTGAATCCCAAACCGAAGGCATGGTCAAAGCCACCCTTCAAAAATTTTCCGTCATATGCATAAGCAGTCGCAAAACTGCTGTCATATTCAGCACCAAACTCTCCTGGCCAGAATGATCCATCATACCATGGAATAGAATCAAATGCCCAATCAAATGCCCTTGCAAATGCTGGCCCATCATAGTCAAACAATACCAGCGTATGAGCAGGTTTCAATTTTTCAAATTGGTACTTCAAAGCATCTATAATAGGTATAACACCTAACGGGATTGAAATAACAGCTGTCCAATAGAATATATTTTCCTGATCTCCGCAGGGGTCACCTGCTGCTGCTATACCTGACCACGCCGGTCTATGTTCTGTAATATCAACTGTAAATCCCAATGCTGCTGCTATCGCAATAAAATACCCTTTGTCCTGCTGACCAACCGCGACCAATTTTGAATGTAAATCTTCTCGTCTGCCTGCTATTGTCGTATCAAGCTCTTCTCCAACCTCTGGTAATCCAAAATCTTCTTCATGATCTGTAACCAATTCTGTGGTTGTAGTTACATGAGCTTCTACAATCAAATCATCCTGCCTACCCTCTACTCTGGATAGCTCTGTAGCTATTCCTGCCAGAACCTCTGCCATAGTAGAATCATCATTCCTAGGCCATATCCTCCCTCTAGGAAGTAGGGATTGTAGTAATCTCTTATATTCTTCTACACTTCTACCCATTTAGTAATCCTGAAATGTCAATGTGCCTACAACCGGTAATTGACTGGTTGATGGTGATATATCCTCTGTAGGATATAAAATTCTATGCCTCACCTCATTTACTGCTGAACTGATTGCAGCTGAACATTGGGACAATGCCAACACAGAACCCACTGCTGCTGATTCTAAAAATAATGCCTCCAATTTTTCCAGTACTTGGGCCTGCACCTGAACTGTGTTCGGATAAATTGCTATCGTGAAATTTATTGTTAAAGGTTCCAACTCTATAATGAATAATCCAGGTTCAGCAGTCACCGGTATCCCAATATCAACTCCAGTAACAGGATCGGTGTGGGAAATAATGTACGCTTTCATCGCGTCTCTGAGAAGCTCGCTGGGGAAAATATCATCATCATTATCACGAACAAACGCTACACCAATAGTTCCTATCCCCATATATAATGGAATTGACCACGCTCTGGTTGTCCCTGCCACCTCTTTTGCCCATGCGACATAATCAAAAGATGCTCCGCCATGTGGGGCTTGTCTTTTTCTTTCCAATATTCTATCTCTG